GAGAAATTAGTAACGTTTAAATTGGTTGTAATTATATCTGTTGCATTGATTGTTGAACCTGTAATATTTCCTGTTACTGAAATACTTCCAGTTGCAGTTATAGAACCTGTAAATATTCTATTAAGTATATGTGCATTTCCCCATTCAACAGCAAGTGTAGAATTTCCTACAGATAATCCTCCTGCTGATTTCAAGTTATTTTTAGCAATTACATCTCCATTTCCTGCAATGATAAGACCACTTCCAGCTTGTACATATCCATCTGTTGCTACACTTGTATCTGATGTAATTGCACCAATTGCAGTGATAGTTCTAGCATTTAATTGATTATGAACTTCAATTACGGATGCTGAAATGTATGAGCCTGTGACAAATGAACCACTTATTCTCCATAAAGCATAAATACTTCCAGTAGTTATATTAGCAGGAGAAAAATTAGTAGCACTGAAATTGGTTGTATTAACGTTGGTTGCAATAACATCACTTACATTAATTGTAGATGCACTAATAGTAGATGCACTAATTGTAGAACCTGTAATAATAGAACCAGATACGCTCCATGTGCCAACAAGGGTTGAGCCAGAAACTTTTCCTATTAAAGTGGATATTGTTCCCGAAGTAGTTAATGACCCCGAAATAATTTGTCTAGTTACAGTAAGATTATTACTTATTGTAGCACTTCCTGCTATTGTTAAGCTACCTGTCGTAATAATACTTCCAGTTGATATATTTGCAGGTGAAAAATTAGTTGCATTAAGATTTATAACTGTAATATCACTTACATTAACAGTTGAAGCTGATATATTTGAAGCTGATATATTGGAGCCTGTGATAATTGAACCTGTTATTTTTCCTATAGTTGTAATACTTCCGGTGGCTGTAACTGAGCCTGTCGAAATATTGGCAGGTGAGAAGTTAGTTACATTTAGATTTGTAACTGTTATATCGCTTACGTTAATTGTCGAAGCAGAAACATTTGAACCAGATATTAATGAACCACTTATTATTGAACCTGTAATTCTTCTTATTACAGTTAAATTATTACTTATTGTAGCGCTTCCTGTTACTACTATGCTACCTGTCATAATAATACTTCCAGTATATATATTAGATGTAATTAGACTTCCGCTGGCAGTTATACTTCCAGTTGAAATATTAATAGGTGAAAAATTAGTTGCAGTAAAATTAGTAGTAGTAATATCAGTTGCATAAATAGCTGAACCAGTAATTGTAGAACCTGTTATTATAGAACCTGTTACAGTATAAAGCGCTGTTACACTGCCTGTAGAGATATTAGCAGGTGAAAAATTAGTTGCGCTAAAATTGACGGTATTAATATTAGTAGCTATAACATCACTTGCGTTTATAGTTGATGCAGATATTCCTGAACCAGTAATTTTTGAACCACTAATGATTGACCCTGATATACTCCATGTGGCTACTAAACTAGCGCCAGTTACTGTTTGGGTAGTTTTTATACTACCTGTAGCAATTACACTACCAGTAGAAACATTAGCAGGTGAAAAGTTTGTTGCAGTAAGATTTGTAGTATTTACATTAGTAGCGATTACATCGGTTGCATTAACTGTAGAACCTGTTATATTCCATAGAGACTTGATACTACCTGATACAATGATTTGTCCCGGAGATACAACCCCTGTTTCACTTCCAACATAAAGTCCATTTCCGATTTTTATACTACCTGTTGTAACTAGATTACCAGCAGAAACATTGCTTGTAACACTTCCTATGTATAAACCTCCGCTTAATTTTATGCTACCTGTAGTTATAATACTACCAGTAGCAGAAATACTACCCGTTACAATATTAGCAGGTGAGAAATTAGTTGCATTAAGATTTGTAACAACAATATCACTAGCATTAATTGTTGAGGCACTGATAGCAGATGCACTAATTGTAGAGCCTGTAATAATAGAACCAGATACGCTCCATGTGCCAACAAGGGTTGAGCCAGAAACTTTTCCTATTAAAGTGGATATTGTTCCCGAAGTAGTTAATGACCCCGAAATAATTTGTCTAGTTACATTAAGATTATTGCTTATTGTAGCACTTCCTGCTATTGTTAAACTGCCTGTAGTAATAATACTTCCTGTAGATATATTAGCAGGTGAAAAGTTGGTTACATTTAAGTTAGTTGTAATTATATCTGTTGCATTGATTGTTGAACCTGTAATATTTCCTGTTACTGAAATACTTCCAGTTGCAGTTATAGAACCTGTAAATATTCTATTAAGTATATGTGCATTTCCCCATTCAGCAGCAAGTGTAGAATTTCCTACATATAAACCTCCTGCTGCTCTTAAATCTCTTTTAGCAACAACATTACCATCCCCCGCTACCGATACTCCGCTTCCCGCTTGTATCCATCCGTCTGTTTGTAAACTTGTGTTTGATGAGATATCGGAAGTTGCAGAAATAGTTCTACTTATTAAACTATTATATATTTCAATATTAGATGCTGAAACGAATGAGCCTGTAACAAACGAACCACTTATTCTCCATGCAGCATAAATACTACCAGTTGTTATATTTGCAGGAGAAAAGTTAGTTACGTTCAGGTTGACAACCGTAATATCGTTTATATTAGCAATTGAAGCGCTTATATTTGAGCCTGATATTAATGAACCAGTTATAATTGAACCTGTAATTGTTCTTAATGCAGTTAAATTATTATTTATCGAAACACTTCCTGCTACTAGTAAACTTCCTGTTGTAATGATACTTCCAGTATATATATTAGATGCTATCAAACTTCCACTAGCTGTAATACTGCCTGTTGAAATATTAGTAGGTGAGAAATTAGTTGCTGTAAAATTAGTTGTATTAACATTTGTAGCAACAACATCACTTGTATTAACTACAGATGCTGAAATATTTGAACCTGATATATTTGAACCGGAAATCCAAGAGCCTGTAATTCTTTTTAATACTGTTAGATTATTACTTATCGTAGCACTTCCTGTTACTACTATGCTACCTGTCATAATAATACTTCCAGTATAAATGTTAGAAGCAACTATACTTCCAGTAGCTGTAATACTACCTGTAGTTATATTAGCAGGTAAAAAGTTAGTTGCTGAAAAGTTAGTTGTATTAACATTAGTCGCAATAACATCACTTATATTAATTGTAGAGCCACTAATCCATGAACCAGTAATAAATGAGCCTGTTATATAAGAACCCGATATACGAGAACCTGTTATTTGTCCTGTAGTAGTTATACTCCCGGTAGCAACAACAGAGCCTGTTGAAATATTAGTAGGTGAGAAATTAGTTGCTGTAAAATTAGTTGTATTAACATTGGTTGCAATAACATCAGTTGAGTTAACCGTTGAACCTGTAATACTTCCAACTATAGAAATATTTCCTGTTACAGTTATACTTCCTGTAGCAGTTATAGAACCAGTAAATATTCTATTAACTATATGTGCGTTTCCCCATTCAGGATTAAATACACTATTACCTATAGCCAAGCCTCCTGCTGATTTTAAATCTCTTTTAGCAACAACATCACCAGCCGCTGCTACAGATATTCCGCTTCCCGCTTGTATCCATCCGTCTGTTTGTAAACTTGTGTCTGATGTAATCGCACCTGTCGCATTAATGGTTTTGCTTGTTAATGTGTAGTGTACCTCAATATTTGATGCAGAAATATATGAGCCTGTGATAAATGAGCCACTTATTCTCCATGCAGCATAAATACTACCTGTGGTTATATTGGCGGGTGAAAAATTGGTTACATTAAGATTTGTAGTATTTATATTAGAACCAGTAATATCAGTTATATTAATAGTAGATGCTGATATGTTTCCTTCTGCCCTAATATTTTTACCTCCGACAATTCCAGCACTATTTCCTACATAAAGTCCTCCGTTTATTCTTAAACTTCCTGTTGAATAAAAATTAGAGCCTATTATACTTGAGCCAGTTATACTTCCTGTAGCTGTAACACTACCTGTTGAAATATTTGCAGGTGAATATATACCACCGACAGTTAAATTTGTAGTAAATATTTGAGAGGCAGATACAATTGAACCTGTTATTACTGTAGCAGATGTAATACTTCCTGTAGCTGTAACACTTCCAGTAGATATATTAGCGGGTGAGTATGCACCGCTTACAGTTAGATTCACAGTAGTAATATCATTTGCATTAACAGTTGAAGCAGAAATCCACGAACCAGAAATTGTAGAACCAGAAATAACAGAACCTGTAATTTTTCCTATAGTAGTTATACTTCCAGTAGCTGTAATACTGCCTGTTGAAATATTAGCGGGTGAGTATGCACCACTTACAGTTAAATTATTTGTTATAATATCTAAAGCTGATAATCTACCAGTTACAACATTAAAAGAGCCACTATTTCCACTTAAACTTACGTTTAAAGTTGAGCCAGATGTAATAGCTGATGCAGCTACAGTAAATCCTCCTATGATTGCGTTTTGATTAAGACCGAAGCCTGTGATTTGTACAGTTTCTATACCATTTGGTCCATTTTGTTCTTGGTCTATATATTGACTTCCCAATACCCTAGTAAAATGATGCCATTTATCTTCTGTTGTATAGATTGCGTTATTTATAATCCATAATTGTTGTTCATGAAAACTACCATCTTCTTTTTTTCTTCTAGTTCTCATTCCTGCTGGATTGATTTTTATTTGTTTTGAACCGCTACTTACAAGTTGGTTTGCACCTGTGTTTAAATCAGAATTAACAAAACCAGCAACATGAGATTTATATCCTACTGCCCAATTATCCCACTGTTGACCACGAAGTTTATTGGAATTTCCTGCTTCTGTTGCTTTTTTCATTAAATCGTTAAATTTATATGCTTCATCATCTATACGAAGGCGATTTCCAAAAATCAGAGAAAAATCATCAGGATTATCGAAATTTAAATCCATTCCCAAAAGAACAGGGGAAATAGATGTACCCGGATTTATTTCGATAGTAATAGTTGCCCCCAATACTATCTGGTCTCTAAATTTTTGAAAATCTTTAATATGCATAAAATTAGCACTATCAATTTCAAATGTATATTTTGGTTCAGACATATTACCTAGAACATTTATAGACTGTTCATATAATTTTCCGGATTGTTCCATAACTGTTGAAGCAGACATTATATCTGTTAAAGTAATATTATCATTAACATAACTAGATTGTATTATAAATGGTTGCAAAGCTTTCATTTGGTCATTAGTGAAGTTAATATTTTCAGAACCAGATATAGAACAAATATCCGCAATATTTCTTAGAATTGATATATCTTGATTTATTGCACTACCGTTAGTTTCCAAAGACGCACAAGCACTCGTTATAAGATTTTCAAATTCTTCAACTTTGTTTGCTGCTAAATCTATCTCTGCTTGAGGAGGTAGAGGGTCTTGTTCGATTAACCCTGATAGATATGTTTCTGCATAAACAAGGCAACCAGTCAATATGTTTAACCATGTATTTAAACTTGCTGATGTAGTTTGTAGATTCATCATGTCAAGTACAGTTGTAGAGTGTTCCTCTAAATTAGACGCTACTGTTTGTTCCCATATATATATAGCATCTATTAATTCTCCGCTCATCCAATTTGTATTTAAAAAATAATTAAAATTATAAATATAATTGTTTCCTAATGGATTTACATATCTTATATCTAAACCTCCACCACCATGAACATCTAATGATGTAGCTAATTCATCTGTAACTTCGGTTATTATCATTGATTTAATTAGATTATCGTGAGAAATAAATATATCTGTTTCTTTTATAGGTACATATGGGTCATAAATATTTATTATTTTATCAATCGTATTAAAATCAAATACACATGTATATGCTTCCTCCACATCGTTCATCAAAAAATCATATATTGTTTTATCTTTAATATCAAAACTTCTATAATCTGATGCTATACTTGTGTCTGCACTACTAGATGCTCCCCCTCCTCCTCCTGCCAATGGAGGATTTGCCATTCCCGGAATTTCTCCGTGAGTCCAATCTGGTAAATATTGATGTTCTAAATCTAATAAGAGGTCATTTAATTTTACAGGTACAGCAAAAACTTCTCCAACTTCTTCAAAGGTTGCACTTCCGGATATATATACAACAAGTCTTTTTGAAGATAATTCTACTTCCAGTGCCTGAGAAGTTATTTCTTTATATTTACTGATTCCATCGTTTGTTTCTGCAATATCGGTAATCATGAAATAACCAATAGTATCTACAAATATTAATCTTTTGTTTACTAGGTATGGATAATATTCCATATAAATATTATTTATATGTTCATCGGCACGAAAAGTTAATTCTGACATAGCATTAAACTTAGCGGAATATTTCCTTTCGGATATTCCTCCTAAAGCATATAATTGTTCTTTATTAGGATTACATAAAATAAAAGTTGGTATTTCTGCTAAATCAAAATAATCAAAAGTAAAAGTTGGGATTCCTTCTGGTATTGCAACCATTTTATCCTCCTATTTTCAATCTCTCAGTCCATTTAATCTCATAATATAATGAACCATATATCGATATATTATTTAAACCGGGTATTAATCTAAACCAATTTTTACTTGTAAATTTAGATAATAACCCTTCTATGGGGAAAGTTGCCCCATTACTTGCAATATTTACTCCTGTTATTATTTGTAAATCATTATCTACAGTTATTCTATCATTTTCAACCAGATAATTCCAATTAAATATTCTACTATTACCCCCATCTGAGTTATTTACAAACCAAACTATTTGGGTAGGAAAAGGATAAGTAGGCTCCAATACTTGAAAATAGATTTTTGGATATAAATATTCATCTTCGCTAGAACGATTATATATATTAAAATTAACTCCGGTTGATTCTTTTTTATAAGCGCTTCCAGAAGTAATTCTTTCAGAATTATAAGCCCAAGGGCTATCACAAACAACTTGGCATGTAAAAGCATAATTTACACCGCCGATATATAAAGGTTCTGGTTTAGTCATAAAGCAATTAAAATATATTTCTTGTAAATCATCCTGAAGTATATATAATTTTTTATAAGTTGACCTGCCGAATAACCAACTAGAAATTAAATCTCTTTCTATTGCGGTAATTTCATGAGCAGAACCAAAAGTAAGAGGAAATTCTAGAACGGGTTCTTGTGTTCTACCTAGATAATAAGGTTTTGATTTTCTAAGTACTCTTTGGGTTATTATATTGATATCGGTACTTCCTACTCCATTAAATAAAGAACCATCTTCAAAAGTTATTATCTTTAAATCCCATTTTTGCGAAGGGATATTATCAAATATAAAGTCATATGCATAAAATTGTGCCATGTGTTATTCTCCTTTATTAAGAAGTACTAAATATTTAGATTTATTAAATAGTAAAGTTATTAGCACTTCTTTTTATTCCTCTCATTTGTAGAATTTTATTTAGTTCTTTAATCATAGTTTTCTTTATATCAGGTAAAACAGATTTATCAAGAGAACCTGCCACATTTATATTTATTTCAAAATTAGTATTGGGAGTACCTCCGCTCCCATTAAGAGCAGGAGGGAAATTTCCATTCATAGCTATATTTGTTGCTATTTTTGGTAGAATATTTTTCATAAAATTATTCATCTGCCCTTCTGTAGCAACATATTCCCCTCTTAATAATTTTGCAAAAACTTCATTACTCATTAAGTTTCCAGCAAAATTACCCTTATGATGTTCTTCGATAAGACCTCCAAAGTGACTTGCACCATTATAGGTTTCTCCATCGTCTTGAGCAGCACCTGTACCACCGCCACCTCCTGAATAATCATCATCTGTACTTCCACCCCAATCTTGGTTGGCTGCTTTTAATGTTTCCATCCTTCTTATTGTTGCATCAATAGCTTTTTGTACATTACCGAATACATCAACCATATCTCCCCCACCTTTTATTGTGGCTCTAACTATTCCCTCGATGGCTTCTTGGCTTAATCCTGCTTTTTCTATTAAACCTGCAAATTTTTCGTACACATCTATCATTGCATCTTTAACAGCAAGTTCAAAATCTTTTGCAGCTTTCTCTAAACCACCGAAAGAACCTCCGCCACCTCCGCCTCCGCCTCCGCCTTCTACTTTTGAAAGTTCTTCTTTTAGTTTTTCCCATTCTTTTATTTCATCTTCAATACCATCGATTATTGCTTGTTGTGCATTTTCAAATGCTTTCATTGCATCATCTAAGGCTTGTATTTGGAGGTCATATTTTCTATCTTCTGTTTCTTTGGTTATATCTTCTTCTTGTTTAGCAGAATCCTCTTGCAAATTTATAAGCTCTGCTTGTGCTTCTTCACTATCATCAAGAGATAAAAGTGCTATACGTGCTTTTGTTTTTGCTAATTCCTTATGTTTTTCAGAAAGACTTTCTATAAAATCTTCTTCATCTTTAGCACGTTTTAAAGATTCTTTTTGTATATCAATATATTCTTTAAATGCTTTAATTTTTTCTTGAATTGCTTTTATTTCTTCTTGATGTGCTTTTATTTTTTCATCGAGTGCGTCTATTTCGGCTTTGTTTGGATTATCACCGCCACCACCACCACCGTCAGCAGCAGGAAAAGTCATAGCTGGCATAAGCGGTAGACCCGCTAAAAGACTTCCAAGATTTTGTCTGATTATACCAGCAGCAGTTGCAGAATAAGTAGCTAATAATTTTGCCGCTTGCATTGCAAAATTATTTTCACTTAATATTCCAGCTTCAGCAAGCATATTGATATCTTGAATAGAATATGCTGTAATTATACTACCATCATCAGCGACAAGTTGTATACCTTTTACAGCATTTTCTCCAAAATTAAATATGGATTGTGCTAACCAATTATTCCAATTATCTAATTGTTGCGCATTCATATCCACTGTATTACCGAGAACATTTATTTTGGTTATAATACCATCTATAGATTGATATGCTTCTTGTTCTACAGCATCAAGAGAAGCAGCTAATTCTGGAATACTTCTGCCACCCAAATCGTCATTTTGAGCTATCCAATTTATTATTTCTTTACCAACAGCTTCGATTTTAGTCGGGTCTGTACTATCTATTGCAGTTTGCATCTTATTAAATAATTCCGGAGGAAGATTTAACTCTTTGTTAACTTCTTCTATATCTTTCCTCAAATTATTCAAAGCATCTGACTTTTGTGTAGCTGTTAGAGCCTTATTCATACTAACAATGTTTTTTGTAACTGTTCCTATTGCTTTAGCTTGGGATTCATAAGCTTTTCTTTGTTTCTCTGATATTTCTAGTTGCTCTTTTTCAGTTAATAAGTAAGACTCTTGAACTTGTAAACGCTTATCTTGTCCTCTTGGCTCTGCCTTTGCTGTAGGAACTTTTGCCATATTTTTTTGCATCAGTACTTCTAGGTCTTTCCATAATCTTGTATCGCCAAATATAGACTTTAAACCATTAAACCATACTCTAGTTATTCCTTTTTCACTATTTTGATACCCGATAGTAAACAATTGTATTAAACCTTTAGAAATATTATTTGCAATTGTTTCTTCGGTACTTAATTGTTGAGAAGCAACAGTTATAGAATTTCCAATATTTTCTGCAATTACTTCGCTACTATCACTTCCTATCGATGAAAGAGTAGTTTCTATTTCTTTTACAGCTTGTCTAGCTCCTTCCGATAAATCACCATAACCATCATTGAGAGTATCTAAATATGCGGATAAAGCAGGAAGACCCCCTTGAAATTCTACTCTTCTTTGTGCTTCCTCCATAACCTCTAGGTATCCAGTTATTATATCTATTTTGTCGGCAGCACTTTCATAAGCTTCGCTTTGAGTTTCAAAAACTAATTCAAATTGGGTTTTTTGCTCTTTGGTTATTTGCAATATAGAATTTAATTCTGCTTCTAATGCTTTTGCATCCATAGCTGCATCGAGAAATGGTCTACCTTGAGCATCGTATTTCCAATCTAGTTCCGGCAATATTTCTTTTAACCTTTTATATGCATCATATAATGATTCGGTGTCATTTACATTTAATCCACCACCGGATGATTTTCCTTGTTTTTCTAATAATCTGTTAATATCAATTAAAATTAGTTTTGCTGACTCTAATTTATCAGTCATTTCCCCCGCATTTGTAACATAATCATTCATTGCATTGCTTGCATTTTCTAATTCTTCTTTATCTTTTTGAATCGCACTGGTTAAAGCACCATATGCAATACCTAATCCAACAATGAGTAATCCTATTCCGGGTATAGCTGCCGTAAGACCTTGTTCTGCAATTGTTGTTGCAATTATCATGCTTTTTAATGACCCAAAGGCGGTTGTTAAAGTACTTATAGCACTTCCTATTTTTGAGATTCCTGTAAGAATTGATTGCGAACTAAATACTGTCATTAATCCAACTAATATTATAAGAATAGGGGGCAAACCACCTATACTATCTATAAGTTCCAAAAAAGCACTTGCTAAGTCTAATACTTTCTTTATTGTGTCAGAGTTTATTATATTAGTATATAAGTCCTCCATCTGTGCTTTTAATCTGCCCTGCTTTGCTTGAACACTATCTAAATAAATACCATAACGGTCTTGTGCTAAACCTAAAGAATCCACTTGGGCAGCTTGATAAGTTATAGCTTTATCCATGTTATTCATTAAAACAAGGAATGATTCTTTTTGACGTACACCTGCTATAGCAACAGCAATTTCAGTGCGTTGCCTATCAGTTAAAGTATCCCATTTTCCAGCGACCTCTTCTAGAATATCCCCCATAGGTAATAATTCATCATTAGTATTACGTACTGCAACTCCTATAGAACTAAGTGCTTTTTCTACCTTGCTAATAGTCATACCAAATTCATCTTCGCCACCACCGCTCATGAGGGTCATTCTAGCAAACATGGTTTTAAATGCTTGACCAATCATTTCAGCGTTCTGTCTAGTAACAGATGAAACAGTACCGATATATGAAATTAATTGTTCCATTGATACACCCGCTAACTGAGCGGATTCAGAAGTATATCTCATAGCTGTCGCAAGTTCACCAGCACTTGTTGCGGCAATATTATCTACTGCAATAAGTTTATCTACAACTGTTGCAGTTTCATCTGCTGATAATTTAAAAGCATTTGTAATAGCGGTCAAATAGTTGGTAGCATCTGCAGCGTCCATTGCACCTAATTTTGAAAGTTGAAGAGTTGATATTAATAGTTTTTGAGTTTCTTCAACTGTTCTACCCTGTCTTAACCATTCAACACTACCTTTTGCAATTTCAAGTGTTGAAACGCCCATTGCTTGTCCTAAGTTATTATAGGATTGTGCAAGAGCTTGAATCTGTTCCGGTGATGATGCACCTTCTGCTTGAAGCACCTGAATTTTTACCATTTCGGTGTTTAATTCGATAGAATATTTTATAGCATCATTTAATAATTGTTGTGCTTTTCTAACAAGTTGTATGGATAAACCGTATGCGACAGTTTGTTTTACAGCATTACCTATTCTATCAGCCCAACCTTGAATAGCGTTTGCCCCTCTATCTGTACCAGACCTTAATATTTGCATTTCCTTATTGAGGTCTCTTACTTTTTGGGCAGCAGTTTCCATTGCTTTAGCATTATTAGTACTGAAAGCTAAATCGAAAGCTTTCTTTTGCTTTATTAATTCTTCTGCTACTTTTTTAGTATTGTTAACTTGTTGTCCAGACATATTCTTAGATTTCTCTAAGAACTTTTTAGCAGACAATTCGTTAGCGTCTAACGATAATTTCATTTTGTTGAAATCGGAGGTTGTTTTCCTAGCAGCAGCACCAGCATTCAGCACAACTTGGTCCATACCTACTTGTTTGTATCTTGCATCCGCTTCATACATTTTTATTTTTTGAACGTTTAAATCTCGCATCTCTTTAGAAAGATGACCAGTTGCGTCTTTTGTTTCTTTAATTGCTTGTGTAGCAACTTTAAAAGCAGGTCCTCCAGCAACATTCTGGAACATTTTATATTGAATAGTTAATTTTTCTAATTCTACTGCGCCTGACCTTATTTCTTTATAAAAAGCATCGGATTCCTTTTTGCTCATACCAGTTTTTATGCCAGTATCTTTTATTTTTAAATCTATAGGACTCTGTGCAACTGTTTTATTTATTTCTGCTAAACCGTTTTTAACAGGGGTTATATCCATAGCGGTTTTGAAATTAACAGTCATACCAACTTGTGCCATATTACACCTCCTTCAACAACAATCTTTAATAAAACTACAACTTTAAGTTTTCTAAACCCTCATATACTCTGTCACGAGCGGAGGTATCATCGTAAATTTGTACCATTTCTGAACTACTCCACCCCATTAGTTCTTTAATTAATGGTTGGGGTATATTTTTTTTAGAAAGCAAAGTCACTAAATAGTGTCTTAGTGCATGCGCATATATAGGAACTTCTAAATGTTTCTCAAAACCTTCTATCCAACCCCTTACGGTTGCCCCCGTAGCGGGGTTTCCATCTTGTTTTATAAATAAGTAATTATGTTTTAATTTCTTTTCTTTTAAAATGCGTTCCCGCTGTATGAACCATTCTTTATAATAAGGTAAAAATTTCTCTTTTAAAATATATTTATAAAGTAATTTTCCAGATTTTCCTCTACCTTTTGTTTTAATTTGGCGAGTCGTTTCAAGAAATAAATCTCCGAAAGCAGTTCTATTTTCATCGATTAAGTCAGTTTCGAAGCATAATAATTCTGTAAATCTAGCCCCACTGGTTACAGCAAGGGCAAGCCAGCATGCTTGTTGCTTATCATTTTTGCTAAGATATTCCAATAGATTTTCAATTTGTTTATCTGTTAGAATTGTTTTTTCTCTACGCATTTCTTTTGGAGATGAGTCAATAACTTTTAGAATTACATTTCTAAAATTAGGGTATTCTTCATCAAAGAAGCGCTCAATAAAATTAGACAAAGAGGATAAAGTACTTCTCAGATTGTTTAGTCTAGCCGACCCCAACTTGAGTTCGGTAGATGCAAACGAAAAGAAATCAGAGAATTCTAATTTTTTTATATCTACAAAGAATTTATTTTCATTATATAAGAGATTCCATGTTAAAAACATTGTCATATTACTTTCATACACAACAATTGTTTTTGGGGAAGTTCTTATGGATTTATCCTTTAGAAATTTTTCCATCAATTTTATATTTTCTGGATTAATTTGTTTAGTAAGTTCAGGACTTGTTATTATATCACGAAAAGTTTTTCTACTCATTTTATAATTCCTTGCTTAAGGAAATAAGTAAGTCCGACAGCATAAGCGTCTGACTCATCGTAATTATTAAATTTTAGTTTAGGATATTTCTTTAAAATCGCATCGTGTACTTCTTCTTTTGTCATATTTCCTTTTCCTCCCACTACTTTTTTAACAGTAGAAGCGGGGTAGTATATTTGTTCAAAATCAGCGAACAAAAAACATACAACACCCTGTACTCTAAAAATAGCTTGTGTACTCGGGTTATACAGGGTAAAACCCTGCTCTATTATAATTGTTTCGGGAGGATATTCTTTTGCAATTCGTTTGAATTCGTTGCCAATAATTTTTAGTTTCAGCTTAGTCTCTTTTTCGCTATTTGTGTCTATGGTAAACACTTTTACAAATTCACCATCATTGGTAAATATACATACTCCCGAAGAATTTTGTGATAAATCTAATGCGTATACATATTTTTTCATTATACCTCCAAATTACATTTATTCAACTTTATAACCTTTCAATATTCCTAACTGACCAAAGAACTCTCTTGCTGATATACGTTCCTCTCTTATTTCGTTTAACAAATCAATTCTGGTCATATAAAGTTTTTGAAGTTTTGCAAGTCCTCCTAAAAAATCATCTACTTTTAAATTCATATATATTTCATATTGCATATGTACAGTTCCATCGCTATCTTCGGATTTGTGGGGTGTTACTTTATAATAAGCTAAGGTTTTATCATTTATCCAATCATAAACCGCCTTTATATATAATTCAGTATAAAGAGTTATTGCTTTAAAACCTAGCTTTTTAGTTTCTGGTTTTTTGATTGCATATATATACAATAGATTTCGCATTTTTATTAGTAACTTATATACTAATGCTATTGTTTTTAAGTCCTTTTGTTTAGCATCATCAATTTCTTTGTCCAGACCATAGACAGTTATTCCTCCTACATCTAATTGCGCATCTAATATAGATTTTGTCTTTATTTCAACCGCCTGACTTCTAGATAATCCTTGACCCAAATACTTATCTAAATCTGCGGTTTGTTTGTCATCTTTTTTTAGACCAAACAGGAATTCTTCAAAGAAATAACCTGCTGCGCCGGGATTGTTCCAGTTCATACTAGAGGCGTTCATAGATACACTCTCGTCTTGTTTATCTATGACCATTTCTAACAATTCCGCACTAGCCTTTTTTTTCATTATAATTTTGAGCATTGTTTTCATATTTTCCGCTGCGAGATTTGCTGTATGTTTGTAATCAGCGGTCCATTTTCCATCATCTATGAGTTCCCCTTTCCCCCCCGATGTTCTTTTTTTGTTTTGTTCTGCATACTGTTTTGTTACATAGTCAATCATTCCCTGAAGTTTTACTGGTGTACCATCATCTGTAATTATATACGGAGTATTTGGTTTATCTCCTGTAAGCGTTGGTGACATTTTTCCTCCTTAATAAAATGATGATTTTAAAACGCTAATTCATCTTCTTGTCTACGGATTCTTTTTTGTTCCATTTCTATTTCATATTCACAATTTTTATTTGAACATGCAATATATTCTTCTTGTACAATTACTTGTATTCCATTTCTTAATTCTGTTATATCTCTTACCCTTATTTGAAGAATGCTTTTACATTCAGGGCATCTTCTATTGAGGGAGCGTTTTAATCTACCTATCATTTTACCTTCTTCGCTCTTGGTTTTCTTGTCTTAATTTCATTTGCTTTTTCAATTACTTTGGTTTCTACTTCTACTAAACCAGAATTTTCTGCAATAGCTACCTTATCAGCGGGGTTATTTAGAATAGATGATTTTTCTAATCTTTCGATTAATTTTAAACCTTCATCCCCTGCTTTTTTAATTTCTTCTGGATTTAAATCAGAAAGTTTATCTAATAAACCATAGCCTTTTTCAACAAGGTCTTTGATTATTTTACCAACGCTGTTTTCTAAGGTTTCTTGTTGTTTTATGTCACAAATAACTCTTTCTAATGTATTTTTAAAATCATGCCAATTTTCTATTTTATCAGTTATTTCTTTCCATAATGCTATGTTTGTAAAAAATTCATTATCTAAATCTTCTACATTTATATTGGTTTTGAATAAGGTTACTAAGTATTTCAATTCAATTTCTGCTTCGAAATAATGATATTTGGTATCATTAATTAGAATATCTTTAGGTGTTCCGAAATAATTTTCAATATAATTTTCAATTAAAAATGTCTGTTCAGATAACGAAATAAAAGGCATTACTTCTATTTCTATACCATTGTATTCAATTGTTTTATTTTTTATAGCTTTTAATTGCAAGTTAACTTTTTCCATTATATCTCCGTGTTTTAAAAAGATAAAAAATACACCGTTGTCATTTCTAACAACGGTGTATTTATTAATTATTAAGTACCGTAGGCTCTCCAAGTAACCATGTTGAAAGGTGCTGCGCCAACAACTAATGTGCTACCTGACAAATACCAAGTTTTCACAATAATTGAACCATTAGCACATCCAGAAACAGTAGTGTAAGTATGTGTTGAACCAGATGTACTACCTGAGAAAGCTACAATAGCTAAACCAACAGTAGTCATACCTGTTGCTATTACTGTAGAGGCAGCAGTAGGAATAAACACAGAACTAGCAGAAGAGCTACCAGACAAGAAATTTAATACTTGTCCTAGGCTTACCTGTTGTGCTGCTACCATAGAATTATCTAAATCATTAATTTGTTTAAATGTTAAAGGCATATTTTTTTATTCTCCTTTATTTATTATGCTGTTACTGTGATTGATGCTGATGTTACAATACTAGATGCAGAAGTAATCTTACTTATTACATAAGGACCAGAACCACTTGTTATACCAGTAATAATACCAGTAGCACTTCCTGCACTAATAGAGCCAGAAGAACCAACAGTAGAACCAGACCAGAAAGTAAGGTACGAGTTAGAAACTTTGAAAGCTGCACCAGAATAAGGTACAGCATAGACTACCAATGTTCTAGCTTCTCCTACACGAATTGATTGATTTCCACCACTAATAGATAATGCGTAAACATTATCATACCAGTTTGTGCTATCTATAATTTCCGTAATTTTAGCATAGTATGTATCAACATTGCATGCGTCTAAACTAGTTGCTACAGGAGTATAAGCTAGAGCAGTACCAGTTAAAGGAGTGTTTGATACACCATCTGCCTTCATCGAAACGGTGAAAGCACCCGATAATTGACCCTTTGGAATAACAATTTGTACCATACCGATTTTATTTGTGGTAACATCGGCTGAGTTTAACTGCGTTTCCATTACTAACTTTACTACTTGCGGAATCATACTTGCTTTAATAGTAATACTTTTACCTTGACTTACATTGGCGGTGTAGTAACGTACACACCATGCACCACTAGTTTCGGTTCCGGTAACTGTAAAACCTCTACCTGTAAACGTAACTCTTTGAGTAAGACCCGTAGGGGAAGTAGCCCAACCATATACAGTAGTTTCGAAAGCAAGTGGAGTTTGGGAAACACTACCTGAACTAGCAGTAACATTTACGTTTTCTTGTACGTAGTAGTTACCGAGTTCGAATGTAGCTCCTGCTGTTGCACCCAACATTTCAAGATTCCACTGTGTTTCTGTTAAATTGAATTTCATTTCGGCAGTGTGATAGTAAGTATATTGCAACTGATTACCACGCCCACCACGTACAGGTGCAGAACCTAATGAAACTTCAATGGAACTATCTAGTAACGTTTTTGCTACGAATAGCAAGTTATCGCTACTGTCATATCCATAAACATCTGCAACGCTTGTTAAAAACTTTTTAATAGGTGACATATTTTTTAAAACCTCCTTGATTTTAATTAAACATATTTAAAGGATAAGAAATATCATTGGATAAAATATAGTCATTATATTTTTTTGCTGCGCTTATTTCATCTTTTGAAATTCCTATATACGTCCATTTTCCATTTAATATGATAGACGCTTCCCAATACATATTTCTATTATTATTTGAGAATCTCTTTCTTACACCATGATATACTGATGATGAGTTATTTAATTTCTTTCCTATTCTGCTTTCACTCATTCGATTTTTTGTTTCATCAGACATATTTTGTTTAGAAATACTCATTTTTTCTTTTGTTTTTTCAGTATGATTTCTACCTTTCATTATTGATTCACCTCCAAAAGATATATTATATCCCTTTTTAGTATAATGAGAAGAAAGAGAATTTATATAATATTTTTCAAAATAATTTAATTCATTTGTTGAGCATTCTTTTATAATTTCATGTTTAAAATTTGATTCTCCATATTTATTCCATGCTCTTTGTAAATATTTATTGTGATGTCTATTATATTTTAATGCTGGTTTATGAGAACTATTCCATTCTTTATATATATCAATAGATTGCCCTATGTATAATTTTCTAGTATTAATATTTTTTATACAATATATTCCAGATATTTTTTCCATTATTCTCTTAAAACCTCCTGAATTTTTAATTATGGAGTGCTTTTAGCACTCTCAAATGATATTTTATCTTCCATCTCTTGCATGTCAATAGAGACATCGCTATATTTATCTTCATCGTTTAAATCTGATAACCAGTGTTTGATAAACGACTTATCTTTAAACTCAACCATTCCCGACATAGATGCACCTAAATAAATTTTATAATGTATTAGATTATCCATCCTCCTTATACTTTTTAAAAATTTCCTTATTGTCATAGAATATATATAATCAAAAGTCCAACCTGTAGAAATAGAAAGAGAAATAATATAGTCTTCTATAGATATATTTTTGTTACCAGACAGTTTTTTCTTAAAATCTCTAGCTTTTTCTAATGAATCCCTAACTTCTTTAGATATATTTTCGTCTATTAATTCTACTTCATTTTGTTGAGCTATTATTAATTTTAAGTTATCGAAATCTTCTGGTTTATATATTTCTTCTTTAATAATAAAAATAGGTTTTTTTTCTTTATCATATCCATATCTTTCAAAACTCTTTTTTATATCATTAAAGCTTTCATCATCTTTTAAACATAAAGAAAGTAACCTATCGAAATATAATAAATAAGGTTTTTCTTCCATATTTTTATTACTAGAATAATAAATATATTCCAATTCTGTCATTTCAATTATTTTTACATCAGGTATACTATTTTTGTCTATAAGTAAACAACCAGAATATGCGCTAAAACTAAGATAATCTTTCATTGTTATTGGATATATTTTTATATTTCTATAATCAACAGGTAAATCATAAGTAATATTATTTAGTATGTTCATTTTTATGCCGAGAATGTTGCGAATACTATTTGTTTTCCACCAAACGGTATTTGTCCGGCTTGAAACAAGCGAGAACTTTGGTCCATCATTCTGTCTATGGCTAATAGCCCTAAAGGACCCTGATTTGAACCATTAAACAACCCTAAAATTTCTGCTGCTATAGTATCTATACGTGTTGTATAATTTGATAAGTGATTAATCTTATAATGAGAAAATATTTCAAAACTTACTTCTATAAGACCAACTGTTCTATTTATACCCATTGCATAATAAGGTTGTATTCTCAACAAAGTAGTTTCTTCCATTAAAACATCTGGTTGCTTGCTATCCATAAAAACATTATATTTAGAACTATCCTGCTGTCCTGCATATATTAATTCTGCTTTTTCTTTTTGGGTTAAAGGAGCCATATTCCAAGCATCAGGTGTTCTATATTTTAATAATTTCCAAACTGAATCATTATTATCCATCAAGTATTTTATACAATTGTAGGATATTTGATTAAAACCTTTGAAATCATTATAAGCATAACTTCCAATGTCTTGTGTAAATATATCTGGAAACATTTTATTTCTCCTTATCTTTTGCACTATGATATTTCTTTAGTGCTTCTGATATTTTATCTTTTTGTTCTTTTGACATCGATTTTTTAAAATTAGGATTTTTTGGTCCTGATACATCGGCGTGATTTTTGGATATTTTTTCTTTAGACTCTTTTTTATGTTTTTTTCCAATGTGACTTTTCGATATTTTCTCTTTTGTTTCATCAGAGCGATGTTTTCCAAATAGAAAATTCTTTTCCCCTTTGTGGGAATTACTCAGTTTATTTTTAGTTTCTATAGAACGAATTATTCCTTTATTGCTATTTACACACTCTCGTATATTATAAAGAAATTCTCTTTTTCCATTATCTACAAAAAATTGTTCATAGCGAGTTAATTCGAAAGGTTCACAATATAACAATACAGAAAAAATAAAAGAGTTTTTTCCGTATTTATTATATGCTCTTTGGAAATATTGATTAAAAGATTTATTATTTTCTAAAGAACGAAAATGAATAATTTTTCTCATATATAAATCACTACTTTGCCCGATATAATATTTACCAGTGTTTATGTTTTCGATTTTATATATCCCGCAATTATATTTCATATTAGATTTCCTTTTTATTGAAAAATAATCTTTATCAAATCGAGTCAAATTGCCATGCGCCACGTAGATATACAACAAAGTCTTTAGAAATTAAGGTAGAGCCTGTAGTGCATGTTACCGTAAGGTAAGAGTTTACGTCTCTCAAAATATTTGAGATTTTAAAGTGGTTTCCGTCTGTTTGTGTAAATGTATAACTGGTAGAAGGAACACTACTACCATTGCATGCAAGCACAAACGAACCGGATTTTTGAACATTATCTTGATACAAATAAACCGAATATGTTTCACTACTTCCTTCCAGAACATAGTTTGTATTCGGACTAATTAGTATTTCGTTATTTATTGTAGGAGTAGGGGTAACTGTTACTAAACAAGAAGCACTTGCAGAATTATTTACTATAGCTGTTGTTATTATACAGTTTCCATTAGAAATTAAAGTAACAAGACCGCTCCCACTAACACTAGCAATTTTAGTATCAGAACTTGCCCATTCCATAGGTCTTACAACACTATCACCATTGTAAGTTACATTACTTGTTAATTGGTATGTACTCATAGCGGAGCCACTTATGCTTCCACTGCTTAGATTAATATGATATATATTTGTATAAACATCTGCGATTCCATTAACAACATCATCTGTTTCTTGATTAATAAAATTAGCGACCATATCTAATGTTAGTATCTGAGCACTATTATTATTATAAGTTTCTGTGTTAGTAAAATCATTTATACCAGTACCTGTTA